ATAAGCATCAGTTGCCTGAGCATAAGCATCGCGAAGATTTTGAAGCATAATTTCATAGAATGATGGATCTGAACGATCTAGCAATTCTACTGAGTAACGCTGGAATCCAGCCTTCTTGATTACTGTTGCATTGACGTAAGCTGAAGTGATCGCTGTAGTTGCAGTTGGATCTCCTCCTTCGGCCACTGTCGCGGCCGTACTGTTAGCCGTAATTTTAGGAATAGAAACCGTCATTCCGTAGCTATTAAGTGGACGTGTTCCACCGCAAGCTTCAATGACTGGACGATCTGCGTTTGTGTTAGTTGCTACATCGCGAACGTATGAAACTGGTGAGAACGCTGGATTTGTTGTGAATGAATCATCTGCTGCCTTGATGTACTGGCGAGAATCTTCGTTGCCTAGCGTTGCCTTGATTGAGTGTTCTAAATATGATCCACCAGAAATTACTGGTGAACGTGGTGATGTGAAATAGAGCGGACGAGATGCCTCGGCCTGTACGACTTTGGAAGCCTCAACCGTTTCGGCTGGTGCTTCTGTGACGGTTGGAGTTGTTTCCACTTCGTTTTCTCCTTCGGTAGTTTGTTCTTCTGTTTCCACGACGGATTCAGAATCTTCTTGCTCACTAGCTGCGACTGCGACCTTCGCTGATGCTATGGCCGGATCTGTGACCAGTGAGACTTCTTTGAGCGCGCTTGCGCTAATAACTAAGACGCCATCGACGTTTTTATACTTTTCAGCTAGTACGCCGACACTAAATCCATCGCGCAATCCAGACGATGCCTCGACCAGAGAATCGTTGCCGGCAGTTGTGTTACCGATAGCGAACGTCGCATCGATACCGTCATCGGTGACTTTGTAGCTCTTAAGAAATCCGATTGGAGATTCACGTCGATGCTCAAGTAGCAATTTTGTTGTATCACTGAAAGTAATTGAGCCAGGCTTGAACATAGTTGATCCGGCTGATGTAGAGCCTTCTTCATTCCAGGTGACGATGCGGCCAGAGATTTCGCGCTTTGGAAAATCTGTCGCCGTGACCTTGATTGAAAAGTCAAGATTCATCGGAGTTGGCTTTGTTTCTTTCATCGGATCATTTCCTCTTCTAGTCGGATTTCATCGGAAGTAAGAGCTCCGATGTCGTAGAGAATCTTGTAGACGTCTGCGCGCTCTTTTGCTGATCCGCGCAAGTAATCGTCTAAATCAAATTTAACTTCCTGTGATGCTGGCACAAAATCATTAGCCATTCCAGTCATTGAAAGACGCTCTTCTATCGAGTTTAAAATCGGGCGCAGCGAGAAGTCCAAAAGCGATTGCCTCGCCAATGTGGCGTTGGAGTAGGTCATACTTGATCCTGATTCTGCATCAACGTAGTAGGCCGGAATTCCTGTTGCCCTGGCAAGCTCGGTCGAAACGTACGAACGGGCTTGATTTAGCTGTAATTTTTCAGGGTCGAAGCCAAGTGTCTGCAATTCAACATCAGCGTTTAAGAATGCAGTTGAACGATTGCGACGTGACTGCCCCCATGATTCAAGAAGCTTTGCGATGCGATCTGCTGGAAGTGCAGTGCCGTTAGATTTTAAGACCATTGTTGGCACTGGTTCGCGTGCGTACATTGTCGCAGCGCGTTCTAGCTCTGCACCGGCTTTAATTGTGCGACCAGCACGATTTAAGATTCCTTCGTCGTTGCCATAGAAAACTGCAAGAGCGCCGACGCCCTCGTAAGGTGCCGGAATTTGATCAATGCAGTAATAATCGATTTCTGTTCCGCTTGCATTTGTTTTAATTGTGACACGTGTTGGATCTATACGCTCTGCGCTTCTAATGCGATATGTGTCGGCGTAGATTTCCAAAATACGTAAATAGCCGTATCCGTATAGCAAAATGTCCTCGGCCAGCCAGGCATAGGTAGCAGATCCTGGAACACGTGGATCTGGTTGGTTAATAACTTTTGGCGGTGACTCAACACGTGCGCCATCTGCCTTTGTGCGAACGCGGAGCGGAATTGATGCCACAGAACTTGAAATAATGTTGCGTGCTCTGGCGCATGTTGGTACGGACATAAATTCGACGCGCGATGCAGTAATGCCGGCAACGCCGTAGATATTGTAGAGAGAGCTAGTGACATTTACTGGAGCCAAAGACGCTTCAATGTCGGAAGTCGCAGCCGGAGCTGCCGTCGTGATTGTGCGAGAAAATAGACCCATGTGGATAAGTCTAAAGGTCTGCTATACATCTAGCCGACCAGAATGTCTATCTCCATCTCTGGGCGTGTCGCAAAGTGTGTGGCAAGAGCTGAAGCCACTGCCGCGCAGACTGCAACGCTTGAGGCGCGCCGTCCGATAATCCAGCCGCCATCGCCCATTGGCAATCTGACTGCCGATAATATCTGCTTGGATAATTCTGCCTGTTTCCCGTGGATCAATCTCTTTGAGGTAATCGCTCCTAGCAATTCATCGCAGCTCTGGCCGTAAAGTGCGCCATCGATGTCTATGACAGGAATTCCGGCTGGCGCAAGTCGCGCAGCTACGGCAGAGCTTGTTCTCTTGCTAAAAGCCACATATTCAAGCGGATATTTTCTGGCATAGGGCGCGATGTCGTTGGCAATAGCTTTATCGTCTAGCGAAATCGGATTGTGCCAGGTATGCAGAAGCTTGAGGTTGAAAGTGTCGTCCGGATTCTTTTGAGCAGCTACTAAAGCCCCGTCTCTACGATCTGGCGATAGATCAAGTCCGAACCAGGTCATCTTCTCGACATCTAGCTCAATCTCATCAGATCCACACTCCTCCCACTCCTTCACAGGAATCGCGCCGGAGATTGTATTGACCCATCGGCACAACACTTCCGTCTGGACTACATCTGGCGGATCATTGAGAACGGCGCGGATATTATCTTCGTGGATTGTGTGACCAAGCGCCGGATTGCTCGCGACCCAATTCTTTTCATCTTCAATCTTGTCCGAGAATGCCGACCATTCGAAATATGCAATGTCATCGTTGCCACCAGCAGATGAAGCCATGCCGCGCTCGCGTAGCTGATTGAGAATCAAAGAATGTTGATCTCCGGCGTTCGAAAATGTCCAGAGCTGCGGATTCTTAGCGGCCATCATCGTATATCTCATAGCTGACCAGGCTTCGGTGTCTTTGAGCTGACGCGTTTCGTCCATGTACACCGTCTCCGGCTTAGCAAATCCACGAGCTGCGGCATTAGCTGCCTTGACCACGTAGCGAGCGCCGGACATCAATTCAATCTCCTCAGATCCATGAGCCCATCGAATCTTCTTGACTTGCTTTGCCAGAGATTCGTTGCTCTCGATAATGCTGACCACGTGCCGGAATGTCTCTAGCGATGTAGTCAGAACGTGAGCTGAGCCAAGCTGGAGCGATTCTTGCCACAGGAAAAGCCGAGCCAGAATCGACATCTCCATAATCGTAGATTTTCCATTCTGACGAGCTGCAACGACCACGACCAGAGGCGCGTGCCAGCGTCCGTCCGGCTTAACTTTAAGTGCGTGCTCGAATACGAACTTCTGCCACGGCATCAGATCAATGCCTATCTGGCTGGCGAAGTCAATGATTTCCAAGCCCTTAGACGGTAAATTGTTAAGCCTAGAGTGGATTCTGGGCGTTCCTGAGCCGATTAGACGCTTAGGTTCGGTACTGATTCCCTGTTCGACCCTGTTCGAGTCTGTAACGACCTGCAACGCCCGATTCTGCCCTGTTGTGGCCTTAGTCATGGCTAGTGCTCTCTTGTGTCGGTGAAAACGGAAAAGGAAGAGTCAGAGGTGTCCTTGCTATACCAAAAAACACGCCTGTTCTGTTTCCTTTCGAGTAATTGCACCTCGTACACGCTGCTAAGAGGTTATCAGGCTCATCGGTTCCGCCCTTGCTTATCGGTATCACGTGATCCACAGTAGTTGCATCATTCCCGCAATACTGACACAACCTAGCGTCTCGAATAAGTATCCGCTCACGTATCTTTGACCAGGCTCTAGTGCCTCCGTTAGCTCTTGCTGACTTAGCTGGCATCAGTAGTAGTTTCTCTGTTGATGGAAAGCCCAAGCCTTGCAAGGCGTTTGGTAACGCTTGGTCACATAGCGAATCGTGGCATCTATCTGGCGATAAGGATCTAGGTCTCGATACCAGGTTGATCTCATCTGTCCGAGTCCGTAGTGTGAACCGTTACGAGCAAGGTATGACCATCGAGATTCTTTTGTAATGATCTTGTTAAAGCAGTTGAACTGCTCCATAGATACGATGCGAGAATGCGCGTATAGCTTAAGCAAATCAGTCTGCGTAGCTGCTTTAGCTTCGACTGTTGTGGATACTGTCAAGATCAGAATTGACATAGGAATAGCTAATAAGTTTTTATTATTTTTAATCTTTATTTTTATTATCTTTTTATTTATCTTTATTTTCAAGATATTATCTTTCAAGTATAGCGATGGATCCTGACATTGTGTCAAGGATTGAGTCCGGTGTGTCGCATCG